TCTCTAGATTCATAGCTGTCATTTTCTTGTGAGAATGTTAGTTTAAATTCTGTTCTTAATATTTCTGCGCTCATATACTTTATTTATTTAATCTTCAAAAAATCCTAAATCTCTAGCTCGGGCATATCCAACAAACTTACCATTTTCAGGATTCAAATACTTTCGTTTTGATTTTGGTAATGATTCTTGATAAAGTATTTCATCTTGAATTGATTTAAGTAATTTTTTATCCCAATCAATCTTTACTTCTAAAAGACCTTTATCATTGTATATCCAAGTGTCAGTACTTAATTCATCAGAAAATACATACTCCTTTTTAATTTTAGGGATAGTTATTTCTATCTTAGGTGCCTTTTCTTTCATACTTAAAGATAATATATTTATTTCAATTAAACAACCGTTTTTTATTTATTTTTCTCGATCTTTCGTTCTGACTTTGTAAGTAATCCTTTTCCGAATTGATTTACGCGTTCATTATATCTTTGTTTTACTCTTTCAGATATTCTTAAAGGAACTCCTTCGTCATCTATTCTAACGAAAGTAATATTAGTATGGGTTACGATTTCTTGATCTCCTGTATGTACATTATGCTTTCTGGCTTCTATATATAAAGTTACCGATGTATTGCCAAACTTAACTACACTACCGTAAAACTTAATAATATTTCCAACTCGTACAGGCTTCTTAAAAATAAGCTCTTCAATCTTAATAGTAACTATTCTTGAGGTATCACATATTTGAGCTGCGTATATTGCACCGCACTCATCTATTAAGCCCATCATTAATCCGCCGAATAAATTTCCGTGTATCCCTATTTCAGATGCTTTACATATATATGAACTAATTAACTCCATGTTATTTATGTTTATGGTTGAAGAATCTTCTTATAATATAAGATCTTAATATTGATATTATGGTAAAGATTATTGTTACGCTACCTAATTGAGTCCAAGTATATGTCATACCACATAAAGAATATATGAATGGACTAAAAATTAAAGTAGTTAAGAATCCTACTGTTACGTTAGATATACTTTCAAGTATGCTGTGTTTTTTTGATTGCATTGTGTTAATCTTTCTTTTTAGATGCTGATACATATGTACCTATAAATCCGCCCAATACTGCAGGAATTAGTAAGGTATGGTCTTCTATATACCCAATTGCGGTAAAAGCCCCTGCTAGCATAATTAAAGCCCCTGCAACCGAGGCTTTTAATGCTTCGTGATTTGCCATAGCTTTAATATAGATGCCCCATACATAATCAACGAATATCATTGATAAAAATACTAATATATATTGGATCATGTTATTTTTTCTTTTTAGTTGCTACCTTCTTAGGCGCTTTTGGCTTTGGTAATGATTTATTTAAAAGAATAGCTTCTATCTCTGATTCAGTATAACCATATTTACTTACTATCTTAATGATAGCATCTATATTATTAATGCCCGTTAATAAATCCAAATACTCATAAGCTTGAGACTTTGAACATTCATATTCAGCACTTATAACATCTATTAATACACTACTATAAGCATTTTCATTCTTACCTTTAACCCAAGGACTATAATAAGACCTCTTTGGTAAAATATCATTAAAGAATGAATAAACTTCTTTAGGCTTTAAATCAGATGATATAGCATATCTTTGAAATTCATTTACTATCTCTAATAAATCAGGATGCATTGACAGAATCATGATTATCATAAATGGTTCCGTTGCTTTCTTTTCCGCGTCGTTAAGATCTGACCATTTCCTTTCGGTTGAGGTCATGATCTTAACTAAGTCGAAAACAGATACTGGTTTAATTACTTCTTCTGACATTATTGAGGGAATATTTTAGGTATTGACCCACAAGCCGAACATCTATATGATTCCATAGTAATAATTTCTTCTTTACCAGTAGGCGCAAGAACTGCAGATATTTTTTTAAAGATATATACTGGTAAGAAGGTATGATTACCGCATACTTCTCCATCCTCGTATACTTCTTCACATTCTAAGGAAGGTTGCTTTAAGTAATCAATTTCAATTCCTCCTACTTTTGCTGTCATGCTGCTTTTACCAAGCTGCGATAAATCCATTGTCATATAATTTTATTTTAATTAGTTTTGTCGTAATATTCAAAAACTTCTGTAAGTTGATTCTCATCTTTAATTGAATGAGTCCACCAATCTCCGTCTATATCAAGTATTGTTTCTTCTTTATCTTTCCATCTATAATCAATTACATCAATATAAAATGTTTTTGGATAAAACGGAAAAGATTTTATGTTTTGACAGCTTCTAATATTATTCCCATTTATATCAGTTACGCTTCCATTTCCGGTAAATCTACCACCAATGCTACCATCAAAGACAATTGCGTCAATAAAGTATGCTTGACCATTTTTACCATCTTTAAATACTCTGCTATCTCTGTTATTTTGATACATTGATTCACCACCATTCATTACCGAAATATCACTCCATTCTTGATCTTCACCTGTTAAAGGGGCGATCGTCTCAAACATCATTAATTTTTTTACGGCTTGACTAATAGCAGATGATACAAATGGAGCAGATCCGCCGCTTTGGCCTGATTTTCCAAATGCTTCACATAAAGCAATTATTTCATTAGAAAATTCTATTATAACAGCACCGGGAGTTGTTTCTGCAAGTATCTCTAACTCTCTTTTTGCGTGACTTTGTAAATTTGCCATATAATTTTATTTTTTAATTGTTCCTATAAGAGCTGCGAACATTGCCGCAGCATTGATATCTTTATTAACTGAGAAAGTGTCTTTGTACTGATACTCTGCTATTATCATAATAACAGGGCCAATATGACCCGTTCCATAAACATCTATCTCATCATATAATATTCTAAATAAATCAGCAAAGTCTCTTATCTTAGAATCTGCGATCAATTGTCTTATTTTAGTAAAGCATTCTTTTGGACTAGTTTCATTCTTTAATATATCAATACATTGTAAAGTATATGCTTTTCTAGATGATATAGATTTATCAGGTGTTAGTTCTCCGTTTACTGAATGCTGTTGACATAAGTTAATTACCTTTCTGATATCTGGATATCCTTCATTAACAAAGTTTGCAACATCCTTAATATCAAAAATAATATTTTCATTGTTCAATATCTTTACTACCCTTTCTGCCACTTCCTTTTTATTAGGAGGTATGATTTGAAAGGATTGACATCTACTTTGAATAGCAGGAATAATTCTGTCTAGGTAATTACAGGTTAAAATAAATCTAGCATGGCTACTAAATGTCTCCATTAAGTTACGCAATGCTGCTTGAGCTTGAATAGTAACATAATCTGCCTCATCTAATATAACTACTTTAAACTTATTGAAACTAATCGTACTTACAAATGATTTTATTTTATCTCTAATAACATCTACTGAGTTTTCATCAGATGCATTTATATAAAGCATTTCAAAATCAAAAGTATTTGTAATTAATTTAGCGCAACTCGTTTTACCTGTTCCTGGAGGTCCACTTAAAAGAAGATGGGGCATATCTTCGTTTTGAAGAAATACCCGAATCTTCTCTTTTATGTGTTCATTACCGATATAATCCTCCAAGGTAACCGGGCGATATTTCTCTACCCAGATATCATGTTCTTTATATACGTTAATTGCCATTCTTTTCAGAAATATCTGTCGTAAACATATAACGATACTTTTTAAACATTCTTTGCATCTTTAATCGATTCTTGTATTCAGCAAAGGTTTCGATTTCACTTCTTTCACTACTTAAAGCAGTAATATCAGTTACTAAACGATAATTAGAATCTAATGATTCATCTATAACCCAAGTCACGAACTTATAATGGTTTTTAGAACCTTGAATATATGTCGGAACGATTTGAGTCATACTCTTTGTAAAAGACTCTTGAAGTCTTTGAGTTTCTGAGATTGTTAATGTATTTATCATATTATTGGATGCTTAATTGTACTAAATAGTATGTAGATTTAAAGTCTTTTCCTGTAAAGGTAGCTCTTGCTAATCCTTGACCTGATACTTCAAAGATTCCTGTTTCTGCTCCTTTATTCGAATTTAAAATTTCTTTAAAGATATTAGCAGAGAAACAAGTAGGAGATAATTTTCCTTCTGATTCAGCATTTACGCTAAACTTGATTCTATTAGTATTTACTGTCGAATAATTAAGTAATACTTCTGAATTAGTCCCGTCTGATGTAACTGCGAAGTTTTCAGCTTCTGGCATACCATTCTTAGCTTTTAAGAATTTATCAGAGAATTCCTTTGTGATATCAATCTTAACATCAAAAGATGGAAGAGCTTTTATTTTAGGAACTGCTTTAATTACTGATAGATCTGATAACATATAAGTAATTGAAGTATTGCTATCACTAATGATTAAAGAAAATACCTTTTGATCTACTTTAACTAATTTGATTTCAATTTCGCTATCTAATACAGATAACATTTTTAATAATTGACTTGTAGTATATACTGCCAACTCTGCATCCTCAATATCTACAGAATCCAATACTACCTCTCCAATCACGTTTTGATTAGATGAAATAAAAGAACAAATCAATTGATTATCCTTTATAATTAACTTTACGCTGTCTGTATTACCAGCTAAGTGATATCTGTTGATAAGACTCACGATTCTTTCTTTTTGCATAACTTATTGTTTTTATTTTTATTTGAATGATTTAATTTTATAATTCGAAGAAGTTATTCATAACCTCCTTATGCTGGCTAGCAATCCATTGGCCTCCATAGTTGATATAGATATTTCTATATTTTTCATAGATATGCATTGGATCGTCTGATTCAAACATTTCATGAATGGATTGAAGTATTGAATATAAATCTTTAGGAATAACTTCTCCTAATAATTCAATATCCTTAGTACAGAAATTACTAATATCTAATAATCCTTTATTAAATACTAATAGATTTTGTAATGTACCTCTATCATAATATTCCTGCTTGTAATCATTAATAATCTTCATATTCCAATTCTTTGTTATAGGAGTATGAAATAAAGTAGGCATTAAATCTTCCTCTCTATACTTAATATCTCTTGATACATGTATTTGGTCCCATTTCTGAGCTGAGAAGTTAGGTCCTATAATCAAATCGCCAAATACTGGAAATTGTCCTGGTGAAGAACTATCTGTCATTAATTGGATTCTACCACCATAATGCTTATTTAAAAGAGCTTGATATGTTCCTAGGATAAAGAAGTCTGATACCTTAGAAATACCCAACATATGAATAAATTCTACATTAGCTTTTTCAAACTCTCTATTTTTCAAGAATAATGCTATAGTATACATAAAATCGACTAATCTTCTGCTACCTCCAACACACCAACCATTAAAATCAAAATCCTTTACGGTATCATACCATAAATTAAATTGACTTGGATTATTTCCTTGAAGAACATTTAAGAATCTTGTTTTACCGCTTTGTTTCTGAGCAAAGTATTTAAAATTATCATAACTGAAATCTAATGATTCTTGAAACTTACCTTCATAGCTCATACGAGGAGGTATATCTAAGTTAGCTGCTACATCTGAATTAGCTTCTAAGAATTGTAATATTTGATCACGAATATTAACGTCCCATTTAATAGCGCCTGATGCTATCTGGAATCCTCCCGAATCACCAAAGGTAAAAGTTTCTTCTAATCCAAATCTTTGTCTAGCATCCATCTTTTTATAAAAATGGCCTGCAGTTATTAAGAAGTAAGGATGTCTAAATTCTTCTGGGAAATCTTTCGAATAAAATCTAGATGTTAGTCCAGGCTCAATGTCTCGGTTCTTTTGTAATGATGATGCCGTACCTCCTGCTGATAGCGAAGGAATAAATAGCGGCTTTCGATTTGGGTTAGGTGCAACTAAGTGTGATAAATCCATTTATATTATTTAATTTTATCTAATATAATGATAAAGATTCATAAAACCTAATTATAAACATAAAAAAAGCCCTTTCGAGCTAATTTATTTCTTTAATCCATTATTTATCAAATGGAAAAAACTTAGAGGAGTTTCATTTTTTCCTATCACTGGATATTCTTCTTTTAGTATATCATATATCTTATATGCCAAATTTGGCTCGATACTAAAGGAATTCATTTCCTCTTTGATTAATTTTATTAGTTCTGTCTTTTTCATATTATCTTACCATTTAAAATCACTTAATCCATTAACTCTTGTAGCATGTCCAGCACCCCAAGAACTAATTTTTAATTTTTTACCACCATCAATAAAATCTATCTGCAATGGGTTGTTTTTGCCACTATCTACCTCAGGTGATGAAACAACAACAGTAAGTCTACCACCAAAAGCTTCAGA